TGAGGAATAAACGCCATGACCCGCAAGGATACTCGTGGCAGGGGAGCAGGAAATGCCTGAGCAAGAAGAAAGAGATTTGAACGTAGGCGATGGTATCTTAGGCCCGGAAGATGAAGGGTCGATGGCGTTCAAGCTGGCCCGTGCCGCTGAAGCACCCAAGTCCCAGGTGGAGTTGTCGCCCGAGGAAATTGAGGCAGCCCGGCAGGCAGAGCTTGAAGCTGAAGGTATCGCTGCCGCTGCTGCTGCCGCCGACGAGTCCGCTGCCGCCGCTGGCACCGATGAAACCAAGGCTGGGGNACGCCCCGGAGCCGCCGAANNTNAAGTTTGACACCNTGGAGGACTACGATAAGGCCCTGAAAGCAGCCGAAACCAGGATGCACACGGCCACCACGGAAACCTCTGAGGAACGGAAGGCCAGGGAAGCCCTTGAGGCAGAGGTAGCGGAGTTAAGAGCCGCCCAGGAGGCCCGGGATGCCGAAGCCGCCAGGCCGGCCGCTATCGAAGCCAATAAAGCCGCCTACGCAGAGGCGCTGAAGAAGATCAAGGCGATTCCTGTGACTCAGGACGCGGCAGGGAATCTTGTGTACCCTGACGACTATGACGATCAGGTTGCTGCAGCCTGGGCCAGCACGGCGCCGGATCCTGAAAAGATCATTGAGGAAGTGACCAAGAGGGCCGAAGCGAAAGAAGCGGCCCGGCGGGTTGCTGCCGACGCTGCTACCGCCGAACAGCGGGAAGCCGATGAATCCGCCAGGATTGCTGCCGACGCAGAAAAGCTGGCTGCCGATGCGGGTCTGGACATGACGCCCGGGTCGGCTGATTATCGCCTCTTTTACAGTCATGTGGATGAACTGAAGCGGAACCCCAAGCATGAATACCGGGACAAGCCCTTTGAGGAACAAGTAGCCTGGGCGGCCGGCGGGGTGAGGCAAATCCTTGGCCAAAAAATCGAACTGACGGATGCCGAAAGGGCAGCCGCACGTCGAACCCAAACCCGAAACAGCGTGTTGGAGCGGGGCGTAACCCGTGTCGCACCAGCCGAACCGAAACGACAACGCACCATGGCCGAAATGTTAGGGCAGGCGCCGACGTCGTAAGGAGATAGATCATGCCTGACGCCCATCTGTGGACTGACATTGGTGCGGGAATCCTGGCGAACCACCAGATTTCTGACCAGATTTTGGAAGTGGCCCTGGGGGAGTGCAAGATTGTCCAGTACACCCATGACCACGGCTTCGGCTTCAAGAAGAACGCCGGTGAAACCGTCAACCTGTTCCATGTAAACCGTCTGCCCGACGCCCAGAATTCGACGTTGCAGGAAGAAGGGCAGATCCCCATGCGTATGCTGTCCTTCGGGAAGCGTTCGCTGACCCTGACCGAGCATGGCGAAGGCCTGCAGTTCTCCGCCAAGCTGCAGGAGCTCTCGAAGTTCAAGCCCGATCCGATCATGAGGAAGGAGCTTGCTTCGTCCCTGGAACGCTCCCTGGATACCGAAGCGGCCCGGGACGGCTTCATGTCTGCCGACGTGAAGATTTGCTTCTCCCCCACCAGCCTGACCGGCGGCGTGATGAGCGTAACCGGTGCGGCCGGCGCCGTGGCAACCTCCCCGCTGATGGCGGAGCACATGAAGAAGCTCTCCGCCTATATGCGGGATACCATCCACGCCCCCTTCTACAAGGGGAGCAAGGGTGCCGGCGAGCACTACGTCATGCTGTCCTGCAACACGAACGTCGAGAATCTCCTACGGGATTCCGAAGTCATCAAGTGGCAGCAGTATATGCGGGAAGGTGCCCTGCTCTATAAGGGCGAAATGTGCGAAGTCGCCAAGATCAAGGTGGTGGAAATCAACCGGGCGATGGCCTTCAGCAATCTGTCCGGCACCAGCACGGTCTTCGGTGAATTCTGTCTGTTCGGGGACGAGGCCGTAGCGCGCATCGAGGCCGTCACTCCGCACCTTCGCCTGAACCCGAACTTCGGCGGCCGCTTCGCCACCATGATGGCTATGGCCTGGTGGGGTATTTACGCCTTTGGCCCGGTCTGGGATAGCGCTTCGGACGGGAAAGCCAAGATGATTAAGGGCATCAGCCTGTAATCTCAGCCCGGGGATTTGCAGTACCCCACGGAGGAATTTATTATGATGTACGGAGAGGAACTTCACGAGTTTGTTGGTAGCTCCGCCAACGCCAACGCTGCGGCCACTACCGCCCACATGACCAAGTATGCCTATCTGCCCGGGGCCGTGGTCTATTGGGGCATGAAAGTCACCACGGTCTTCGCCAACACCAGCCCCGTTGCCAACGGCCTTCTGACCCTGTATCGCTACACCAAGCAGATCCAGAGTGCGGTGATCGGCACCGGATCGCCCACCGGCTACGCCGTTGGCGATCTCCTGTCTGTGACCCAGACCGGAGCTTCCGGGGGTATCGTCCGGGTTCTCACGGCTCCGGCAGGGGTCCCCGCGACCTTCGAGGTCGTCAACAAGGGCATCAACTATCGGGCCGCTTCCAATCTGGCGACTGTGGCGCTCAGCGGCTCCGGTGACAACGCATGTACCGTGACCATCGTTGACAGAATTGCCCTGGACACGATGGCCCAGGTCGATGCCATGGTGGCCGGGAAACATTACGTCCGGCGGGTTCCCAACGCCCTGGCCGCCGATGTTTCCCCGACTCCCAAACCCCCGGCCAGCTTCAATGCCGGGGAAGATCTGGTAATCGTGCAGACCACGGCTGCCAACGGCACCGGGAACACCGGGGCATATTTGCCCTTCATGGTCATTCAGAACCGCGGCGAGAATTTTGCGGCCCAGGATCTCTGGATTGAAAACGAAGCCGCCAACATCGTTTAACCTCTAAAGGGAAGGGGTCGGGTTTAGCCGCCCGGCCCCCAACATCAAGGAGAACACATGGCTAAAATTGCCGCTGAAAACGTGACCGTAACTTTGAACCCGGAGGATATTGACCGTTCCCCGGATGGCCGCATTGGGATCAGAACCTTCCCAACCATTCTTTTCGGCAACTCGACCCTGGAATATACGGCCCTGGGAATCCCCATGCCGGCCCTTGGGAAGTTCGGCTTCTTGAGCGCCATCAAACGGGCGTATATTGAGCAGCCGGCCAACGGGTTCATCTACCACTTTGACCGGGCAAACCACAAGCTGCGGATCTTCCAGGGTGGCGGCGCCGGAACCATCGCTGTAGCGAACCACGTCAACATCGCCGTACCGGCTCCGGCCAACCATAGCCACGATCTCGTCATCGCTGCCAACTCTGCCGGTGCAACCGACGCCCAGATCGGGGCAAATTCTGCCAATAAGCTGGTAGCCAACATCGCTACCGCCTATACCATCCCCGGCGGTGTGGCCGCCAACGGCGGCGTTGCCAATGCCGCCGTACCGGCTCCGGCCAACATCGCCAACCTGACCCACACCGTCAGCGGTGCGGCGACGGCGGCGGCCCTGGCGGAAGTGGGTTCAACCCACGCACCGGCACCCACGACTCTCTACATGGAAATGGTCGGGAGATAGGCCCTTTTATGTGGGAGAAAAGTCAAAAAAAGACGATCTTTACTCTCAACCTTAACGGGTATGCGCCAGAAATCACGGATCTCACTTATCCGCTGATCGAGGCGTATGCCCGTAAGATTGGGGCCGAATTTCATATCATAACTGAGCGGAAGTTTCCTGAGTGGCCGCTTACCTATGAGAAATTCCAAATTTATGAACTGGCGCAGCAGATGAACAACGATTGGAACATTTATATCGACTCTGATGCCCTGGTTCACCCGGATACGCCGGACGTTACCCTGATTCTTCCCCGGGACACAGTAGCTCATTTTGGGAAGGATTTCTCTCCGGTGCGCTGGAAAGAAGACCGTTTCTTTCGGCGGGATGGGCGCCACATAGGATCTGGCAACTGGTTGGCCGTAGGTAGCGACCTCTGCATCGACCTATGGAAACCTCTGGACGATCTCACCCCCCAAGAGGCTATCGCCAACATTAACCCGACGGTGGCAGAACGAAGGAGCGCAATCATCGAACGCTCCCACCTGATCGACGATTACGTCTGTAGCCGGAACATTGCCAAGTATGGGTTAAAGTGCCAGACTCTTAAAGATGTTTTGGCCGGACATGGATTCAAGGATGGCGGCGGCTTCTTCTACCACCATTACCTTTTCACCGTACCGCAAAAGGTCATCGAACTGAAAAAGGTTCTCAGAGGCTGGGGGATCGTCGAGTTAATGGGGTATCAGTTTGAGGAAACCCCCATCGACTGCGCTGAGAAGATTAAGGGCTGGATGAGCCGGCCGGAACTTGAGTGGCTCTACGAGAAGGCCAAGGACATGGCCTCCGTGGCTGCCTTCGGCAATTTCATGGGCCGGAGTACCTATGCCCTCTGCGCTGCGACCGGAAATGGCGGCGGCCCTGAATTTACTGGCCGCGTCTATGCGGTGGATCCGTTTGTTTTCTCTGGCGCATGGATAAAAGGTATTGACCCGGCTCTGGGGTTGAAGGAGGGGGAGGACTTCATTCAAGAATTTCTACGCAACGTCGGCCATTTTCCCAATCTCTCGGTTTTTAAGGCAACCAGCTTGGACGCCGCCCAAGAGCCGATGATTCCCCAGCAAGTGGAAATGTCCTTCTTCGATGATGACCATACCTACGAAGCCCTCATGGCTAACCTCAAAGCCTGGGCCCATAGAACCACAAAGCTCATTTCCGGCCATGACTTTGACGATCCAAATTACCCCGGGGTCAAACAAGCGGTTTATGAATTTTTTGGAGCCGACCGTGTTGCCCGTGGCCCGGGTTCAATCTGGTATATCCAGTAAAGGAAGGTAAAACATGGCAATTCCCGTTTTAGCAGAGATTCCCGGCCAGCAAGAGCTTCATACCCGGGATCATGGAACCGTGAAGGTGGCGGGTCTGTCCTTTATCGACGGCGGCTTACACATCGTTAAATGTCCCAACGGTGCGTATATGCACTCCAACGGGCTGCCGGTGACTGACATTGAGCAGCTTCGGACGGCTATCCCGAACCCGTTTTTGGAAGACGCCGAAAACTGGTTCGAGCGTCGGCATGAGCAAGAAGAAAACCCGCCCCAGCCTATCGGCTTTGCCCCCGCCGGACACCCGATCTTTGCCGACGGCTCTATCCCGGACTTCTCCGATCTGTACGCCTACTTCGCTCCGGGACCCATCCTGACGGCTGCCATTGTGGCCCTGCAGCAGTACATCGACCGGACTCCCGGGTTCGTGGCCCAGAAGCTGAAGGCAGTCCCGGCCCAGCCCGAGGCCTCGGTAGCCCCCGATCAGCCCGATCAGCCCGATCAACTTGCTGCCCTGACTGCACGGGTAGAGGCCGCCGAGAAGGCTGCCGGCGACGAAAAGGTGCTCCGTCTGGCCGCCGAGAAGGCCGCCAAGGCGAAGAAGTCTCACAAGAAGGCCCCCAAATCTCCCCCGGCGAAGGCCGAAGCGACAGGGTAACATGGGCGAAACCGACGTTGAAATCGGCACTACAGCACAGCCGACAACGTGCCTCCGCATCTGCCGGACTTGTCTGGTTTCCTTTGACCCAGCATGGCGGGTTAAAATGACCAATGAGCCGGCAGATATGGCGGATCATTGCCCTGCTTGTGGGGCTGATCTTAACCTGAATCCTCATTTAAGGAAGGCGGATCAAGAGAAGCTGGATTCGGAACCAGCCGAGTAGGGGGGCATGACGATGACTTTGGCTGAAATGGAAAGGGCTCTGCAGCGAGAGCTTCAAGACCCGAGCCTGGAAGAATTCTTTCCCGCCTGGATAAACAACGCCCTTCTGGAACTGGCGGGAGATTTTGAATTCCCGTCGCTGAAGCTCCGTGTCCCCTACCCCCTGACCATCACCACGGCCAACTGGCTGTATGACCTCCCTGCCAACTTCCACAAGAAGCTGTTCCGGTGTGCCGACGCGAACTATGACGAGATTGGCCGATATC